CCCAGACACCCCCAACAACCCCAACCCCCCCCGCCCCTTACGAAAACGCGGCTCGACAAACAACAAATCGTGCTGCGCCACCACAAAATCGTAATGCAAATGCCGAACCACAAACCCCGACACATAACCGACCAACGCCCCGTCGGAAAACAAACCGAAAGCGACCGCCGCCCCCGACTCCTCCAACACACGATAAGCGGCCAAATCCAAATCCGCCCGCCCTGCCGAAAAATCGCGCTCCGTCTCCAACCGGTGCGCCTCTGCCAAATCACACGCCAGACCGAACCACTCCGAAACCCGCAAAGCCCTATACTCCAACATCACACCACCCTCCAACACACGCAGCTTGACACAACAAACCCCCATAACGGGTGTCATAACGGCACAAAATCCCGCCGCGCCGACGCCGCCGCCGACGCCCCATGCCCCGCCCCCCGCTTACGCACAGGAAACGCGAACGACAAAACCAACGCATCCGCCCTATTCGGACTAGGCACACCCCGCGCCTTCATATCCTTCTTCGCCTCGATTTGGATTTTGCCATCCGCCCGCGACACCAACTCAGGAGCCTGCAACTCATCACGCAACACCGGGTCGGGCGGAATCGCCCCGCCTGCCTTCAGCCAATCTCGCGCCGCCTTCCACATCTCCGCCCGCTTATTGAAACACCCCGCATCATCAGACTTGGCGGCAAACCACACCAACTGCCAATCACGCCCCATCCCCTCGCCGGCCGACTTAATCCCCGTCCCGAAGCCGCCGTCAATAAACACCGCATCCGCCTGATGCTCATCCTCCAAGTCCGCCACCCAACGTGCGGCCACTAAATCATTATCGTTTTTCGCCACCGTCTTCAACACACGGAACACCAAACCCTGCCGCAGACCGATCACAAACTCGTCATCCCCCTCCCACGCAGGGTCAACCGTCAAAACCTTAGGCGCAAACCCATACTGAGACTCCGGCACATCCCGCCCGAAAGCCACAGAAACATCCTCCTCCGAAATAAACTGACGCGCCGACACAGACGGAAACATCCCCCGCACACGCACCTTAAAAAAATCCGACTCCTCGCCGTAGTCCTCCGCCCACTTCTGCATCTGCGCCTTATTCGTCCCCTCCACCGTGCGGCTGTCGATTTGGTAAGTTATCCACCGATGCCTATACCGGCGGAAACACTCGCGGAAACGCCCGATATTCCTCGTCGGATTACCGAACGCCAGCCAAATAATCTCCGTCCCCTCATCCGTCAGCGCACCCTCCGCCACCTCCCACACCCTGTCCGCAATCGCCGACGCCTCATCAAACACCAGCACAATCCGCCGCCCCTTATTGTGCAGACCGGCAAACGCCTCAGTGTTATGCTCCGACCACGGCACAAAATCCGCTCGCCACGTCTTCGCATGCCCCTCATCTCTGGCCGAAATACTCATCACCGCATCCGAAAACCAATCCGCCGTGATACTCAACCGCTGCCACTTAGACACCTCGGGCGCAGTCTTAGTCCTCAACTGCGTCTCCGTATTACTCGTAATAACGACCTTAGTATCCCCGCATGTAGACAAAGCCCAATTGACCAACATCCCGATTTGCGCCGACTTACCGATACCGTGCCCGCTCGCCACCGCAATCATCAACGGCATAAACCGCGTATCAGGATTTTCCAAATGATTTTTAATATCCGCCATCACCCGCCGCTGCCACTCGCGCGGCGCGTCATAACCCGCCAAGTCCCCCTAACCCCAATCATAAGCAACCGACGACCAAAGCAAAGGGTCATACCGGCAAGCCGCCGCCATCTCCACCACATCAACCGTCATTCAACCGACTCCTCGCACGCTCCAACCGCTCCGCCAACGACTCATCCACAGACACCTCGACCTTATCCTTAAACATCCCAAGATGCCGCGCCATACTGTCCAAAGCAGCCTTCCCGTCCAAAAACCGCAACCGCTTCAACACCACAGGCACACCCTCACCGCCGCCCGACTCCACCGCATCAAACGACCCGACCGCCGCCGCCATCTCCTCCGTCCACTCCGACACAGGCTTCAGCGACCCGTCGTCATAAAAAAACTGCCGCTTATCCACCCCCGCAATCATCGCATAACGCCGCAACACCCAATCCTGCGTTACCTCCGTCCGTGCTGAACGCGCCGCCATCCCCTCCTGCACAGCTTTCGCCACATTAGTATTTTTTAGTAATTTATCCGCATTCACACCCGCCCACTTCTCACTGTATCCCGCCGCAACCGCCGCCCTCGTCGCATTCAAATCAACCAAATACTCCTCAACAAACCGCTGCTGCCTAGGCAAAAGGCCCCTTCCGCCCATCACGCCCCGCCCCCTTTCTTCCACTTCGCCACCACCACATTACGACGCTCATACCGGCAAATCTTCGCCACCCCGTCCTCACTCATCCCGTACACCACCCCAATCACACGATAAGGCACACCATGCTCACTCAACGCACGCACACGCTCCACATCCACATCCGACAACTTGGCCGCATGATGCTCCTCGCCGAACTTACGGCCCAACTCACTCACATACTCCATTTAACCCTCCTCAAAATTCCCAAATAATGCCAAATTCCTGCGCCGCCCATGCTTGGATGCGGTTTTGATAATCGGTCATCTCGCCGGTATTAAGGGTTGTGGTCGAAATGCCGATTTGCGAACCGTCCGGCAACTCTTCGCTGCCGATGAATTGGCGTTTGCAGTATTCATGCCACGCATCCTGACTGAACCGTTTGCCGGATACCCATGCCTGCTCGGCCAAAGTCTGATAAATCTTCCACAGGCGGCGGTTTTGTTCGGTGCTGCGCTTCGACTTGTACGGTCGGATGCTGATTTCCAAATCAGGGCTTTCTTTCAGCCAACCTTGCAGGTTATTCCAGATAGTCGTCATCAGCGGGCGCATATTTTGGATTTGCAGGCGGTAGGTTACGGATTGCATCATTCAACCTCCCTCGCCTTCCTGCGGTATTCCGCCGCCAGTTCGCGCAAGTCCTGCTTGCCGTAATGTTTCTCTGATTGGTCGGCTTCGATGCGCTCCACTTCGGCCAGCCCGACACGCCCAATCAAACCTTGGCGATACGCCACCACATTGCCCGACAAATGGCAATTGCAGTGTTTGCACTGTCCGTGCACATTACCCTCGTCAAAACGCAAATGCGGCGAACTGCCCACACTGCGGTAATGCCCGGCGTCGTAGCTGTTCGGCTCGCCCCCCAACGGCTTGCCGCAACTGATGCAAGGCTTGCCCCTGTCCCTCAACCTGATGTAACGGTTAAACGCCGCCTGCGCCTTTTTCGTCAGCTCCGGTATCGTTTCCAACTTGTGCCGCATTGCCGCCGCCTTCGCCCGCTCCTTGCGCTTGGCTGCCTGCTCCGACTTGATGGCCGCCTTGCGCTTCTGATCGCGCTGATACCTCACGCCGCAGGCCGGGGAGCAAACAAACTGCAACGGCCTCTGCTTTTCAAACACCGTGCCGCATACTTTGCATTTACGCTTAGCCATCTTGCCTCCTCCCGCGCAAAATCGCCCAGTAGCGTAATGGATATAACATGATGCTTTCCTTGTTTTCGTACCAACATGAAATTACAAATAGCCACGCACCAACTAAAGCAAACATTACAAACAGCAGCACAAACATAAGCGGCACAAGCAGCGGAGCAGTTAGGGCGTACAACCATCTGCGCTGCTCGTAGCGTTTCAAAAATTCATCAATGGATTCCATGTTGTTTCCCTTTGTGGTATTCGGTACATTTCACAGCCTTCACGCCGTCAGAATAAATCTTGATGACGTGCATCTTGGTAAAATCCAATCGGCTGCAATCGCGGCGGAAGTTTGCGCAGTTCATGCACAGGCCGCCTCTGGGGATGTATTCGGGCATTTCACACCTCCCACCCCCCGCAGAAACCCCGGCCTTTCCGTTAGTCATTTCCATCCCATCCATCACGTTTTACCGCCTTCTCAAATTTACCCTTGTCGCACCTGTCCGAACGCGGGTGATACATCGCCCGCTCGATAAAATTCCGCGCCTTCAAACACTTTGCAAACCCTTGCATTTCAGAACCTTTCGTGGCTTCAAAGTCGGCATGGGCGCAGTGCAGGCAGGTTTCACGCACGATGACTCTCCCAGTCGAAGCTCAAAATCTCGCCGCCGTCCTCCTTCACACGGTCAGCAATACGCCTGCCGACAGCCTGCACAAAGCCTGCCGCATCCAAGTTTGAAATCAAAACCGTCGGCTTCAGGTTCTGATACCGCTCGTTGAACACATCGAACAGAGCCTTGCTTTCCGCGTCCGTGCCCGTCTGCACCCCCACTTCGTCGATAATCAGCAAGTCGTAACCGGCGAAATCCGCGATAACCTGCGATTCCGTAGCGTCGCTGGAAAAACTCTTGGCCTCGCGGACAATGCGGTTCAGCTCCGAAACCGTCGTAAACCTTGCCGTCTTGCCCAAGTTTTTCAGCAGATGATTGCCAATTGCACAGGCCAAATGCGTCTTGCCCGTCCCCGCATTGCCCAGCAAAGCCAAACACCGGCCGGAATGTTTGCCGTCGTTGAACTCAATCGCATACGCCTTGATGCGGTCGGCCACATACCGCTGCCCCTCGTTACCTTCCGAAACCTCGTAGCCCTTCACCGTCTTGCCGATGAAACGGGGCGGGATTTTCGAAGCACCGATACGGCGTTCAATCTGCGCATTCACCCATTTCCGCCGCTCGGCCTCACGTTCCGCTTCGGCCTGCCTTTCGCGTTCCGCCTCTTCCTCCTCGCGGCATTTGGGACAACCCCGGACAAAATGCTTGAAAACCTGCTCGGTGTAATCAATCCCATGTTTTTCACAACGCTTTTCCGTTTCGGAAATCGGCGTAAACCAATGACTGCCTTTCAAAATTTCGCCAACTGTCGCCATGTCAGAGCACATCCTTTGCCAAGTAAGCCCCGCCCTTCATCGGCGCGGGAATGTCGTTGATGCGGTTTGGCTTTGCAGCTTGCGCGGCACCGCCGAAGGTTTTGTTTTGCAGCCATTCGGCACGGAAACTGCCCCAGCCGTTGCCGATGGCGTACAACACCGCATCCCGTGCGGTCATCCCGCATTTTTCCGCCTCCCCTGCAATCAGGCGCATTGCCGTTTCCGTCAGCGGCTGCCGTTTCGCCTTGCGGATTTGCAAAAAGTCCTCCGCCTCCTGCCCCGTGATGCCGTGGGTCGCAAGCAGCGCAAGTTCGGTTTCGTGCCTGGTCGGTTTGGCGGGTTTCGGTTTTGCCGCCCCCGCACGTCTCCCCGTTTCTGC